TATTCCTTATCGTTCATGTAGTGTGCTAACATCCTCAACTCAAGTCCTGAAGCATCAACACCTACTAATTTATAACCTTTGTTTGCAATCCATAACTCTCTACATTCTTTTCCGTAGGGTGAGTACACAGCAGGAACCTGTGCCATATTGGGCGACTGATGGCTCATCCTTCCTGTAACTGTACCATTGGTAATTACTTTGCCATGTACTCTCCCATCTTCTCTAGTTGCTTCAATCCAAGAACTGACTTGAGCAATTCTTTTCTGAAGCATTAGAAACTCTTTAATTAATTCAGCTTCAGGAATATTTTTAATCTCTGATAAAACTTTTTCATCAACTATTATATGTCCTTTATCTGTTTTCTTTTTAGGTTTCCATCCCAACATAATTAATCGTTCTCCAATTTGTTGTCGTGAACCTAAATTAAATTCTTTAAATTTTACTTTAGTAAAGGGAACACCCTTTACATATCCTCTTGTTTTATTATTAGACTTAGGAATAAATTCTGTTTCAATTTTTAAAGGAGGAAAAGTTTGTCTAACTTTATCTTGAAGAGTATTCATGTCCTCTTTAAATTTAGCTTGAAGCATATGAGCACCAACAACATCAATCATAAATCCTTTCTCATGTTGTTTCTGAATGATGTGTGCAACCTTATGCTCTAACTCTATTGACTTACCAAAGTCTGTCATCTTTCTAGAAAGAAAGTTGTATAACTTTTCTGTTAAGTCAACATCATTTCTACAATACCTTAACATCTCTTCACTAAAATAATCAAACTGGTCAAACTCATATTTCTTTTTATAAAGTTTTTCTCCCCAGTTTCTTAATGAATGACCACCCTCTAACATTGGATTAAGTAATCTTGATAAGATTAATGTATCAGTTATCTTACACTTCTTAAATAAATCATAACCAAAAAATCTATTGAGTACTGGTATATCAAAACCTATAATGTTATGTCCTATTACTTCATCAGTTTGTTTTATAAATTCTTCAAACCTATGTAGTTTATCTTGTCTGAATTGATAGTATGTCCCTTTATGTTTACATACAATACACCAAATTTTATCCGCAGTTAGAGTTGTTTCAATATCAAATATTACTTTATCAAAACTCACTTGACTTTACCTCAGATAATCTACCTGTATCCATATCATATTTTAAATCACAACAAGGACCTGTTATACCTGCAAACCTATTCTTTAATACCCTTACCTTAGTAGTACTCCTAACTTCAGGGTCATCATTCTGTGCGTCTCTCTCAAGCCCTATAACCATGTCACTTAACTGACCTATAGAAGCCGAACCTCTTAGCTGAGATAGAGATGTAGCCGCACCTTCTTCATGTCCCTTACCATCAGGTCTTCTTAAATGTGATACCACTATCATAGCTATACCTGTTTCTTGTACAAGTGTTCTAAGTCTAGTCATGATTTCATCTAATGCTCTTCGTTCATCTCCATGACTTTGGTCTGATACTATAATACTAACGTGGTCTATAATAATATACTTACAATCTAAACCCTTAGCTAAATATCTAACTCTAGAAATTATATTATCAATAGTGTTAGAACCAAAATGGTCAAACATAAATACTCTACCAGTACCTACAGTTGCATCAAAGTAAGTTCTTAATTCTTCTTTAGGTACATGAACATCAGGTAAATGTAATCTTTGATTAGCTTCAATACTCATTATACCTTTAGATGTTATAACTGGGGTCTCCTCTAACATTAACAAACCTATATTATCTTTAGTTTGTTTTATTAAATGATGGACCAATTCTCTCATTACTTGAGTCTTACCCAACCCACTACCTGAAGTAAATGTCACCAGTTCAGATGGTCTTAATCCATATGTAATTTTATTTAATCCTTCAAAAGGATATTGAACAAAGCTTTGTAGTGTTGGTTTACTTATCTCATCAAATAAAACATTAGCATTTATAATACCATCAGGAGCATACACCTTTGCATTCCAAAATGCTTTTTGATAAAGTTGTAATTTATTTTTAGTTAAACAATCAGAGGCATCTTTTAAATCAGTAGGAAGATACATTATCTTACATTTCCCAGGGCTAAATAATTCAGCTACCTTTAATGCACCTTCACGACCATGCTCGTCATTGTCAAAATTAACTACAACATTTTCAAATTGTTCTAGCCATTCTAAACTTGCTTTAATATCTTTAACTGCAGAGGTTATACCATTCTTAATACTAACGACTGGTGTTTCATATCTATCAGTCTTAAACATTTGATAAGCTGATAAACAATCTATCTCACCCTCAGTTATTATTACAAATTTATTTTTAGAGAATAAATGTTCTCCAAATAATCCTGAGTTCTTTGTATTACCTTGTATTGTAAACTCTTTTAATTTTGTAAATCTTGTTTTAGTTGCAATCTTTGAACCTTGCTTATCGTGATAAGGATAATAATGATTAGTTATATTACCCATACTATCCATCTTAACAGTCACCCCATACTTTCTACAAGTAGGTTCATTTAAATTTCTATCTACTATTTCTGCATAGTCAGATGACTTCATATAATCTTTAACTTCGTATTCATGTTTACCATTACCATTCGTTTGTTTTGTTTCCATATCATATTCCTTCATATATTGTTGACATGAAAAACAAAATGCAGAACCATCTGCATTAACAGATACAGCATCAGTACTGTCACATAACGGACAGGGTAAATGATACTTTATAAATCCAGTTTTTGTTTCCATTGTCGCCCTATTAAATTCGTTCATAAAAAAAAGGAGAGCCGACCCTATTACAAGCCGACTCTCCAGTAGGAGTAGAAAATGTAGTCACGCATTATGACTAAATAACCAAGAGGTTTATACTAAAAATCTTCCTTGATGTCAACACCATTAGAAGATTTTTCTACATCAAATCCTTCTTTAGGTGTGTATTCCACTAAGTCCAGTACCTGAACAGCTTGTAAATCTAAACCTTTACCTTTTTTTCCTTTGAAATTCCAGTCATAAGATTTATACATTACCTTTACTTTACTGCCATTACCGATTATTTTTTCAATAGGTTTCTTCTCAGCATCCACTAATTGTGGTTGTTGGTTCTTATCACCATTTGCTTTTGAAACCTTTCGTTTAAATCTGATAATATTTTTTATAACTTTATCATCAGCTTTTGTTTCACCAATATTAAATCCTTGAGATTTAAAATCACTTGCGATTGCATCATCAACTGCTAAATCAATTCTCCACATAGGTTCAAACTTTTCGTTTGGTCGTGTCAGAGAAGCCCAGTAAGCTGTGCCTTCAATTATTGCCATATGTCTTTTCCTTTTGTTGTTGTTATTGTTAATTTACTTTTCATAAAACTCTTTTAGCATATCCGCACCCCCCTTGTCAACACTTGAAGCATCTTTTTTTTCTTTCTTTTCTTCAGTATTTTCAAGGATTTCTGTAATCTTTTTATCTATCACCCTTTTAATTTCTTGTTTCTTTTTTAATTTAGACTCTAACTCTGCAATTTTTTTACCCATATTTTGTACATCTTGTGTAGCTTGTTCAACTTGAATAAGTAATTGTTTTATTTTAGAATCTTTTTGAGAAACTAATTTAATAGCATCATCTTTTTCTTTACTTAAATCTGATATAGTATTTTTATATTCTCTAATTAAATCTCGTTCACTCATATATTATTTTCTTTTTCTTCTTTTATATTTTCTTTTCTTTACTACTTTAATTGGTTTTCTCGTACAATGTATAAGTAAATATATTAAACTAAACATTAATAAAACAATAGATACAGCTAGGAAAAATGAGAGATAACAAAGCTTAAAGGCATCTATTGTTATTGTAATTCTTTCATGTTTAGTACTGGCTAACTTAATACTTTCATCTAGTTGAAAGATTGTACCTCTTTCTACTGAAGATGCTGTCGTTATTAAATCAGTTTCAGGTATATCAAAGTCATGGTAAATAGTTCTAACAATTACTTCCTTAACTTCTCTTGCTTTAACTATGTACTCATAAGCATGAGTTTTAATATCTTTCTTTGTAGTTATAGCAGTTGCAAAATCTATACCGCTATATGCTTTAGCATAAGCATTATTACTTAAAGCTAGACTAGACCCACTAGATACAATAGCTATATTACTACATCCAGTTAATAATATTAATCCAATTATTAATCCTATTATTTTTTTCATATAAATAATCCTTGCTTTAATTGTCTTGCTGTCACAAATTTATTTTTATCTTCATCACTTAATTTATTGTGGCAATTACTACATATCTTTTTATTTCTATCATTTATACTTCTAAGCATTGTACCACCCATAGCAGTACCATTACAGGCATGACACTTGTCTTTAAAGTTATCTCCTCCATCCATCATACCCATATTACTTACCTATAAAACTTAATAGAACCATAGTAATAATAAATAAAAAGATATAAAATAAAATTAAATATAGCTGATAAAATAT